GCTGGGGTTGACTACCAAGACGAAACCAAGTTTAAAATCTTACAAACGCAGACTCTCCATGTAGTATTCGACACCCTCAAGAAGTGCATGATAGACAATGATGCTTACCCTAAAGACAAACAAAGAAAATTTCTTTTCATAATTGACTCTATGGATGCGCTATCTCCAGCGGATGACCAAGTGAAGTCATCTAGAGACTCAGCTAGAGTTGCTGGCGGGGCTGTGGTTACAAGCCACTTCCTCAAGACTATGGGCCTTATGATAAACCTAAAGGGGCACATGTGCATTTGCATTAGCCAGCGAAGATCAACCATTAACGCTGACCGATACAAGAAGCCCGACTTCAAAAACCATACTGCCTCAGGTGGTCACGCTTTGGACCATTTTGCTAATTGGATTTTAGAATTCGAGGGCAGATATAAGAAGGATAAAATCTTACAGAATCCGACTGCTGCTTTTGACGATGATAAGAATCCATCTTTAGGACACATGTGCAAACTTAGGATTATTAAATCTCCAGTTGAGAAGTATGATGTCCCAATCCAATACCCCGTTAAGTATGGGACTAATGGCTCTGGATCAATTTGGGTAGCAAAAGAAATAACAGACGCCATGATGAAATGTGGCTGGGTTGCCCAAAGCGGTGCTTGGATCAAGGTTTCAGAAGAAGTGACTGAAGCTTGCGAAGAGCTTGGGATTGAGCTACCCGACAAATTCCAAGGCCAACACTCTCTTTTCGAATTCATAGAAGCAAATAAGGCTTTTAGAGAGTATGCGTACATGAGGTTTGTTGAGGTTTTCTCTGGGATATAAAATGTACAATGAGAATGTACAATATCAATGGCAGACTCGTTCACAAGAACGTAAGCTCGAAGTTAATAGATTGGGATGGAAAAAGCAGGTCCAAGATTCAGTTTAAGACTAAACAGTTCCTGAAAAAGTTTTGGGCTAGGCACATTTGCTATGAAGAATTCCCAGTTTATGGGACTAAAATGTCAGTTGACATATTGAACGCCACTAAGAAGATAGCGGTGGAGGTTCAGGGGCAGCAGCACGAAAAGTATAATAGATTTTTCCACAAGAACAGATTAAACTATTTCTACAGTATACAGAGAGATCACAACAAAAGGATATGGCTTGAGGAAAATGACTATGTTTTGGCCGAGGTCAATTATGATGAAATATCGCAACTTTCTGAGCGTTATTTTGCTGATAAATTCGGCATTTCGTTGCTATAGTGTGTAAACAAGGATGGATTACAAAGAATACATGAGAGGAGCCTCAAAGCTCCCAAAACCAGAAGAGGAAGAAGGAATGGAAGATAAAGACTTACCACAGGATGCGGAAGAATCCAGCATCATAGAAACCCCAATTGAAGATTTAGGAATTGATTTACCGGATATACCTTTGCCACCAGAGGTATCCGAGAGAATAGTTATCGAAGATACCTTTAAGGGGGCTTACAGACTAGCGATCATTGGTGTTGGCCAAGGTGGTTCTAGACTCGCTGAAACATTTTGGAATTTAGGCTATAGAAGAGTCGTTGTCATTAATACAGCCGAGCAAGACTTGACCCAGATTCAAATACCATCAGAGAATAAACTTCTTGTCGGTGGTGGTGGGGCTGGCAAAAATCCAGATAGGGCAGAGAAAGTGTTCGCTGATAACTACGAGGACATATTAGACTTTTTAAGAAAGGCACTCCCCGGAGGTTTTGACCGAGCAATTATAACGGCTGGTGCTGGAGGAGGAACAGGGGCAGGAGGAACTGCCGTGATGATTGATATACTCCACGATCTTTGCGAGTCACTTGGCGTAGAGAAGACGATGAGTGATGCTAAGATCGGAGCCATTCTTGCTCTTCCTACAAGAGCAGAAGGAGAGAAGGTCCAAGAGAACGCCAGAAGAACAGTTAGCAAGGTTGTCGAAAAGATGGAAGCTGGACACATGTCTCCATTAATGCTTTGCGATAACGAGAGAATCAAACAGATTTACCCCGGATTATCCATAAGTAAATTCTGGACCACCGCTAACGCAAGCGTTGTAACTCTCCTGCACTTATTCAATAAGGTCTCTGCTCAGGATAGTGCATATACCTCTTTCGATAAGGAAGACCTAGAAACCGTTTTATCATCTGGGGTAATTACCTTTGGGGCAGTCCAGCTTAAACAAGACATGGTTTCGGAAGACGAAATTAGCAAGTCTATTAGAGTAAATCTAAGGCGTAATATTCTCGCTGGAGTAGACATCTCGACAGGCAGCATCGCGTCATGTGTTCTGGTGGGGGACAGGGCCAGCTTGGATGAGATTTCTCAAGAGAGCATCGAGCATGGGTTTGAGCAATTAAGCCGTCTTCTCAAGGATGGATCGACTGTCCATCGTGGTATATATGCAAGCAACAAACCGGGGCTTGTCATCTACACGATAATTGGTGGTCTACAAATCCCGAAAGACTTGTTCGAAATTTTCTTTAAGTCTGAGAGGAAATATAAATTCTAAATAACTGAAACGTCAGTAGACGTTCTTAGTTGACCTCTCTGCCTCAGTAGTATTAGGCTGCGCCATGCAATCTCGTATTCGCAACGAAAAACAGTCAATAACTAGTTCACCCGAAGTCGAAAGGAATCTACTTCGAGGTCTAATTCAACACGAAGAGGTATTTTCAGAGATAGATATGCTCATTAAGGAAACTGATTTCTGCAATGAGCTAAACTACTTTCTTTATTGTGTGATCAGGAACTGTAGAAGAGACGGGGAGACGCTAGACAAGGTAATTCTAGCTCATAAGATAGAGAGCCTAAACGTAAAATTTGACAGCTACCACGACAACGTATACGACTACGTTGAGAACCTGACGTTTGGTTTTATCAGTATAGAGTCCACGCTCCAATCGGCACAAGCCCTCTTAAGCATGAGGGTAAGGCGTACCATTATAGAGCAAGCCGAGAAAGCAATCGAGTACACCAAGACAAGTGGCGGTGTGCCTTTTGATAAATACATATCTGAAGTAGATTCAATTCTTAATAGTGACGTATGTGCTTTAGACTCAGACGATAAGCCAAAGAACCTGTTCGGGGACATGGAAGATGTTATCGAGGAACGAGGTAATAATCCTGTAGAAGAAATGGGTATTAAGACACCTTTCAAAGAGTGGAATAATTATTTTGGTGGGCTTGAGAACGGACGTATATACGCGATAGTTGCTAGGCCCGGTCAGGGCAAAAGTAGTTTCCTGAACTATATGCTTTTTTATAGCTCTCAGATAAACAAAATTCCTGCGTTGATGTTAGACACGGAAATGGCTTTTGAGGAAGTTCAAGACAGAATGGCTGCTGCTCTTTCTGGGGTTCCAACTTGGGAAATTAAAACCGGAAATTGGAGGAAAAACCCAGATTCTGTCAGCGCACTCAGAGAACTCTGGCCCAAAGTTAAGAACTTCAACTATGAGCATATGCATGTGGGCAACAAGTCTGTTGACGAACTGATTTCTATGGCTCGGAGGTGGCATTTCTCAAGCGTTGGAAGAGGTAACCCATGTATGATAGGCTTAGACTATATAAAGCTGACAGGAGAAAAAACATCTGCGAACTGGGCAGAACACCAAGCGATTGGCGAGAAGATAGATAAGATCAAACGACTAGCGTTAGAACTAGAGTGCCCAATCGTGACAGCCATGCAAATGAATAGAGACGGAGAGAAGGAGGGTAGGGAAGATGCTACTGTCGTATCTACATCAGACAGACTTGCTTGGTTCGCTGACCTAGTTTGTTTACTCAAGGCAAAATCAGAGACAGAATTCGCAGCCGATTTTGGAGCCGAATACGGGACACACAAATTGATTCCCGTGAAGGTAAGGAACCAAGGCAAAATGGCATACGGTCATCAACCATTCATAGACAGGGTTTACTCTGATAACAAAGTTAGGCCGTGTAGGTTCTATATAAATTATGAGATTGACAAGTTCCGAATTACAGAGAAAGATTGTCTACGCCAAGTGGTGGATCGCGCCAGTGAGGTTTATTCACCTGAGGAGAACCGGAACAGGAACGATACCAACGTAGAAGTATGAGTGAAGTTTATGAAATACTGTCTGAAATGGGTTACACCCTGAAGGATTATGGACAGTATTATAGAACTAAGCCACTTTATAGAGACTCAAATAACCCCACTATCCTAAGTATCAGAAAAGACACGGGACAATGGTATGACTTCAAGGAGTGCACAGGAGGCAGCTTTGAAAGACTCGTCCAGTTGACTTTAAAACTAAAGTCGGAAGATGAAGCAAAGGGGTATTTGTCTAAAAATAATTTTGAACAACCAGAATTCAAATCGAGACCAAGAGTCGCTCAATCCGCCAAAAGGTTCCCTAAGGAATCGTTGGATAAATTACTCCCTGTATATGACTACTGGACAAAAAGAGGTGTCAGTAGAGAGACCTTGATGACTTTTGGAGGTGGTATTGCGGAGAAGGGCCAAATGGCGAGTAGGTATGTTTTCCCTGTATTCGATGGGCGTGATGATTTGGTCGGCTTCTCAGGGAGGGACATTCTAAACTATAAAAATTCAGCCAGACCAAAATGGAAACACATCGGCAACAAAAGCCAATGGAAATATCCATTGAAGGTGAACTGTGAGATAATTAAAGAGTCAAAAGAAGTAATCCTTGTCGAAAGTATCGGAGACATGCTCTCTCTCTGGGAGGCAGGAGTAAAAAACGTAATAGTTACTTTCGGTCTATCTCTCGGAATGGGACTAATCAACTTCTTTTTAAGGTACGAACCAGAAAAAATTGTAATATCTTTAAATAATGACTCAGGCTCCAAAGCTGGAAATAATGCAGCGAAGAAGATGCATAACATTTTACTGAGATACTACTCTGAGGATAGACTATCTATAAAACTACCAACCAAAAAAGACTTTGGCGAAATGGGCAAAGAAGAAATACTAAAGTGGAATGGCTGACAAGAAAATAGAATATATATCCGCGTCTAGGATCAAGACACTACAGACATGTAGTTGGCTT